TTCAGCGACGTAAGTTACGCCGACTGTTAAGCTGCGAAAAGCCCCGCCGCTGAAGTGGGGCATTACAGGGCTGAGGCTGGTTTCTTGAACCTCCATCCCGCCTATTTCTTGTCCGTCATCGTAGTCGTAGACCACCATTGTGGTGCCCTTGTTGATCACTTTCATGACCTGATCGACCAACCTAATCAGAACCTCTTTCGACTGCTTGGCGTTGTTTTGAGTAGCCATGTGGATGAACCAGAGTTGTTTCGGCTGGTCGCCAGTAGGATTGGTCAGGGTTTCGATGACAACCCACTTTTCTAAATCTGCGTATTCCTCCAAGGTGATGTCCTCGAACACTCGGATGCCATAAGGCACTTCGAGTTGCTCGTAGAGGTACCTGAAGAAGGACGCTTCTACGTCGGTCAGTGTCATTTAAGCCCCTCCCCAGTTGACTCCCTCTAAAACTGCGGTCATAACCGCTTTCTCGATTTCGTTTCTTTTGGCTTTGAAAAGCTCGTTAGCGATGGTAAAGAGGGCTCGGGCAGGAACTCGTTTGCCTTCTTCGTTCACACCACCGAACTCAGTGAGCAGCGCATGTTTGAGGGCCTCGGCATCCCTTGCACCGTCAATCCCAGCGAAGACCTTGGCTACCCGGTCAGAGTAGTAGGAGCCAACCTGGACTGAGTGTCCCACCGCCCCAAAGACTTCCCCTGTCTGGTACCAAAAAGTAACCTTGCCTCCGCGCTTGATCTTGCTGTTGATGGCCCTGGGTGAGAGTGGTTCCCAACCGCCAGCAGGTGATGCTGTAAGCCCCTCGAAGGATATGACTGGGTAAGCATGACCGCCCCCTTCCATGTCCGTTGTAGCTGCGACGGTCCCTATAGCCCGAACCGCCCCGTTCCTGTACGCCTTCGCGTAGTGCTCAATCACGTAGAAGAGTTTCTTCGTGTCCATCACGTTGGATTCGAGCTTCTTGATTTTCTGGGTGATCCGATCTAGGTCGGATTTCTTGAACTTGATCGAAGTAATCATTAGCGCACGTCCACATCTACATGCAGCACCCACAGCCCAACCAGGTCGTCCCGGTTGATGCTGTTGACTTTGTACACGCTGCCCGAGTCACAAATCAGCCGGTCATTTATCTGGACCCCAACTTTGCTCTGGATAACCACTTTGATTTTCTCGTTGGCGAGGTTTTGGTCCTTCTGTTCGTTGACGTTCATCGACATCGAGGAGGTCATGATTGGTACGTCGTAAGCGACAATCGAACCTTCAGCTTCAGTAGGCCGACCAAAAGAGTTCCTGCTAGGCGCCGAAAATCTTTCGATGTTGGCTAGCACGTTCACAAAATAAACCGTCCCGTCTATGTAGGCGCACACCCCGCCGTCTATTTCCTTCTTCAGCGACATGACCAGGTACTTCTTGTCGTCGGCACGATCCAGGATTAGCTCGCCGTCTGACACAGGGGCATCTGGCATGAACCAGGCTTTGTGGGTCTTGATTCGGGCGACAGGGGAGGTGGCCTGAGTGTTGATCTCGACGTAGCCGTAGAAGCTCTCGTTGCGATCCAGATTGGTGATCCTAGGCTCTCCATCAATGGTCCCTGTCCGAGTTCTCAGGATTCTGGCGGATAACCTTGCTGCAAATTTGCTCATCCAAGATCCTCCTTTAAAGAACCAGAATTTTACGGTAGCGATCCAGAACTCTTTTAACTAGCATCGGAAGATCGTCGCTTTCGAACTTCTCTTCCAAATTGTTGAACTTCTGGGCCGATACGCCCAAAGTCTCTTTGTCAATCTTGGTGTACTCAATGGCTACCAAGTAAGATGCCGCGTACTTGAGGTCGTCTGGCATCCCTTCTTCAGCAAAACCTGCGTTGAAAGTTATCGAGATGTTCCTTCTGCCTGAGGTGAAGACGGTGCTTCCGTCAGTGAAAAGAAGGACTCCCTCATCATCTGCAGCAACAATGTCGGAAGTCACATCCTCAAACACGGCGTAGGTCAGGTCGTCGTAGATCAGAACTTCTTCCACCGAATTAACCGGATAAACCCCCAAGTCCAACTCGGTATCACCGTTGCCGTTGAACTTCTTCGCGGTGTAGTCCTTAGCCAGCATAGCCCAGCCACAGTAGTTGCTGATCACCCCGTCAATCAAAAGAATCAACGCCGAGATGGTGCTGTTCTGCGCGGTAGTGAGTACATCCTGGTTCAGGAAGGTCTTTACATTTTCTACTGTGGTAAAGCTCATGGATTATTTCCTCTTGCCCTTGCCCTGCTTGGCTTCCGGAGTCTCAATCTCAAGGGCATCCTCTTTGGTCTCTGGGGCAAAATCCTTGTCCTTCTCGAAGGCGTCTTCTTTGGCAGTCATAGGCTTGGGGTTGAAGATGTCAGCATCTTCATACTGATCCAGGATTTCCTGCATATTCTTCTGGGCCTCTGCTGCGAGCCTTTCAGTTTTCTCTTTCAAGTAAGCCTCGACATCTTCGATCACCCGAAGTTTCTGCGGGAAATCCGCAAGCATCTGCTCTTTGTGCTCCTCAGAGATGTCCAGGCCGATGGTGTCGCCACCAGGCCAAATCTCGAAAGACGGTTCCCTGTAGGTTTGTTTAGCTGCGAGTTCCATAAATCTCCTGTATTCCTATGAGAAAGGGCGGGGGGAGCTAAGGCCCCCGCCCTATTCACATCTGAATAGATTTTAGTAGTTGATACCTACCGCGCAGGTCGGGTCAGTAGCGGTCAGGACTTTCTGGAAGTCGAGGCGCTGCGAACCGATCAGGTTCAGGGTCTGGTTGAACGGGTTGCGGAAGGTCTCCAGTGCGAAGGCATTGCGATCACCCCACATGTATGCGTTCTTGTTTACCAGGACGCAGGTGGTCTTGGCGTTGTTGGCTGCGGTGGTGTAGTCGTGAAGGCCAGAAGCGTTCAGACCACCAAGTGCGTCCGGGAGGTCCGCAGTGGAGCCAGTGTTGGCGACCGGCACCAGTTCGGAGACGATGATGGGGATGTTGTCGAAGCGACCCATCTCGCCGGTCAGCAGGGTAGCGCCAGCGCCATAGGAGTAGAGCATCTGGAATGCCCCACTGTTCCAGGCAGTAGCCAGCATCTTGTTGTAGTCAGCCATCGAGACGATGATCGCGAGGTCCGAGGGAGTTTTGCCATACTTGCCCATAGCGGTCCTGAGCGAGCGCAGGTTGTCCGCTGTGAACCCGCCAGAGGCGAACGAAACAGCGGCGTTACCTGCGGCAGAGTTGGTGGCGTCGGCACGGATACCTGCGACCAGTTTACGGCAGTCATCGGAGGCGTAGGCGCCGTTGGCGAGCAGCGTGTCGTTCTTGTCACCGTTCAGGGACATAGTTTCCTGAGCGAGCGCGAAGCCGTCGATGAGTTGCTTGCGGATGAACGGCAGCACGGACACGATGCTGTCCTGCTCGAACTCGTCGGTGAACTCGATGTTGGACATGATTTTCTGGCTGTTGAAGGTCAGCTTCGCGGTGCTTGCTTTAACCTTGGTCGGAGCACCACCCTCAGCAACGCCTTTAGCAATGCCACGTCCCGGAGAGAACGGCATCACGAAGGTCGGGGCAGGCATGTTAATGCGGGAGAACAGGTTGGCGATTTCCAGCTTCAGCCAGATCTCTTCCTTCAGGGTGCTGGAGAAAGCGGTAGGGATGAACTCAAGGCCGGTAGCGGAACCCGTGGTGGTCTGGGCATCGACGGTAAAGCCGCTTGCCTTGATCGCGTCCCGGTACTCCGGAATAGTGAGGATCGCGCCGTAGGCGTCTTTATTCAGGTGCCCGGATTCGGTACGCAGGATGTGGGATGCGATAAACAGCTCATCCATCTTGCGGTCGAGTTCAACCGACTTCTCCTTGGTGACATGCTGGTCAACCGCGAACTGGTGACGCTTCTCAGTCATCTGAGCCTGGAGAGCGGTCAGTTTATCACCCAGTTCTTTGACTTCTGCAGTCTGGCTTGCATTGACTTTATCAGCCAGAGTTTTGGTGAGGTTGGCGACTTCGCCCTGGAGCTGCTCAAGAATTTCTTTACTCATGTTTGGATATCTCCTGTTTGGTTTGTGCTCTCTTAGTCGAGTGCCTTTTTGATTTCTTCGATCTGCGCGAGCAGTTCTTTCATGACGGTCACGTCTTCCTCGCTGAGTTCCTCTTCAACGGGCGCCTCTTTTTCCTCTTCCGGGATTTCCTCAGGGGTCTCGGTAGGAGCCTCTTTCTTCATCTCAGACATCATTTCGTCGAGGCATTCGCGGCAGATGTCCTTAACCATCCCACGCATCTTGTCACCGCCCATAGCAGCCTTGATCTGGGTGTCAAAATAGGCTTTAGGGTCTACCTCAACCGATTCATCGAGCTTGTCGCCCAGCCCTAGTCCCTCAAGGCGTTTGGCTTCTTCCTCGCCCAATGTGTCCCTGAATTTCATAGTCAATTTCATTGCTACTCCTTTTTGTTCTTGGTTTTCATTTTCAATGGTGGGACAAATTTTTCCTGTTAGTTCACCCGCGTAGAAACCTCCATCGTCAGGGAGGGATTTGATAATTTGGAAGGATGCGTCACTACAACATGGGATTCCCACGACGCTGCATTCCAGGAGGAGGGACTTGGTGATGAAGTAGACCTGTCGGTCTCCGACTTTTTTGTACTCAGCTGCAACGGTGCGGAAGCCCACAGAGAAGTAGGAGAGGAGCCCGGACTTGATTCTGTAAAAGTCCTCATCGTCCATAGCGCCCTTGTGGATCTCGGCTTCGATGTAAAGACCGTCTTTCTTCTTGACTACGGAAATGCCTCTGCCAATGGTGGCTTGTCGATTGTGCTGAAGGAGAATCTGAGGGTTCTTCTTCCAGATCGTTACGTCTATCCCTGATGGTACGATCACATCGCCCGAAAGATCCACTAGGGGAGCACCTTCATCAACAGCCCCAGCAAAGTTAGCGTAGCCCGCAATCTTGATTACTTCGGAATCTCCTGTGTCACACGCCTCAGGATCATGAGGAGGGGATGTCGCTGCTTTGACCTCAAATTTGGTCAAGAGGTTGAACGTTTTATTTTCCATAATTCTCCTTAATGTACCTATCACCTAATATGGGTATTTTTGGGTTATTATTCTTAAAAATAAGTTTTTAACCTTATGTGTGCCCCCACATCTCGTAGGTGTATCGAGGTTCGTAGTAAGCAGGGTCTGGTGGATAGTCAAATGTCCCATTTGTTGAGTTTTCGTAAGCAATCTCATTCCTGATGTCGTGGCGCCATATTTCGTAATTCTCCACGCCCATACCGCTATGTGCCTGCTCAATCAAAGCCAGTATTGCGTCCAACTTTTCTAATCGCTCCGAACTTACAAACCCCATTTTGCTCTCGTATTCGTAAGGATCTTTATCATTCTTGCTAGAGTTACAAAACCTACAAAGCAACTGTATGTTTTCAGGACCATTATAAAAGTACTTTGAAATTGGAAATATATGGTCAGCAGCACAATTTTCCGCAAGATTACTACCGCAGTACGCACATGAATCGTCCTGTAACTGCCTAAGTAGGTTTATATCTTCGGCACAAAAGTTTCCTATAGCATTTAACTTGGCTGCTCTACGCCTCGCGCTCTTTTGTGCACTCAATTCTGGATTATCCGCAAGACGGGCAGCCCAGTACTCTCGACAATATTCTCGTAAGTGCTCTTTATGTCCTGCTGCCCACTTAGCGGTACACTCTTTTTCTTTTTTGTGCAGGCAATCAAAGCAAAAACGGCCTTTTGGTTTAAACTGACTGGCAACCAACTTCTCCTCACCACACCTTTTACAAACCCTCTTTTCTCCCTGCATACCTCTCCCTAAATTCAGATATGAATACTTAAGCCGCAGGTTTAGCCTTTGGCTTCTCTCCGTTCACCGGTTTGGTCCCTCCAGGTTTTGCTCCAGGCTTCTTGTCGTTAGAACCTGCACCTTGATTTCCTACGTCTCCAACAGGCATCAAGGCATTCCCGAATTGACTGTTGTTGACCATCAGAACGTCAGCAGTGGGGTCCTTACTTAAAGGCAGGCCTATGACTGCGCGAGCTTCGTTGGCAGTCATGATGGAACTACCTACCAGCGTCTGGAGGTACTTCGACAGGCTCTCACGGTCGTCCTGCAAAGCTACGACATCTTTCAAATTGAACTCGAAGACGAACGTGCCCTGCCCAAACATCTCGATCTGGAGGCCGCGATTCAGACCGCTTTCGATCCTACGAAGCCTAGGGATAATGCACTGGCGCCAGAAGGCGACCACTGCGTCCTTACCTTCTTTGGCGCCGGTACCTTCCTGATTACCAAGAATGGACTCAGGCACTTTGAAGATTGCCAAAATGTCTTCTCGGGACATCTTCTTCAAACCAGGGAAATCCAGATCCTTGATCGGAGAAGACACTGCACGATACTTCAACCCGCCTTGAAGAATCCCCACTTTGTGGGCGTTACTCACCCCTTGGTGAATCCCGCTCCATTCTTTCCTGAGTTTCTTCAAGAGAGTCTCACCGAGAACCTGCTCCGTCTCAAGGACCCCAACCGGAATCGCGCCGTTCACAAAATACTGATTGGCAAACGCGATGCGGTTCTTCTCAAAAGTGATTACGTCGGTCGCAGTAGCCAGAGGAGGCATCCCGTAGTACGGATCATCCACGTCGTTGTACTTGATGTGGATGATGGACTCCGGGGGGAAATCCATAGACTGCCCGTTGATGTAGTAGCGGTATGCCTTGACCTTGATGGTGGGATCAGGGAGGATCGCGACGTACTTCGGATTGAGGATGTAAAGTTCGACCCCATTTGGCCCCGGTTCCTTCAGGATGTAGACGTTCCCGCAAGTATCCAGGCCCTGCTCAAGTTCTTCGAGGAACTCGAACGATCCTTGGTAAGGATTGGGGTTCGAGAAAACTTTGTAGAAGGGGTGGTCCATTGCCTCGGTTCGCTGCCCGCCTTTAAGCTGATAGACCTTGATGTTCAACCCAGCTATGGCGTCGGAAATTGCTGAAATGACCGAGTAGACCACCGGATAAGAGCGAACCGCTGTGATCGGGTTGTCGAAGATGGAAGGAGGCAGTCCACTCGCGTATTTCGTTTGGCCGATGCCGGTGTACGTAATTTTATCTGCGGGGTTTTCTTTGCCTGAGTAGTCAATCGTGTGTCGCGGAGGAGTCGAGTACACAGCCACACTAGGCTGATGTGCTCTCTCTTTGAAGAACCATCCCATTTGGTGTCCTTTTGGGTTAAACGGAGTCACTGAACCGGAACCATCCTCGTGAGTACAGCATCTCGTCGAATTCATCTTCGGAGGCGTCTCGTTGGTTCCCGGTTTCAGTTGTGATTACCGTCGCATCAACCCTATTGTTTTTGATGAATGAAAAGAGGCCATAACGAAAGGCGTCGAAGAGGTCCCAGTCAGTCTTGTTGCCTCCGCTGACTGGGCCATCCTTGTCTGGAATGAAAGGCTTGATTCCCTGAGCCGACTGTTCTTTAGTCTGCTCGTCCTCTTTGCCGGTTTTCCAAATAACCGAGGAAAGCTGCCTGATCAGTTCAGGGCATTCAGTGCTTATGAGGAGCCTCGGTTTACCTGTGATCTCACTGGTCTGGAAGAAGAGTGAATTGATATTATTGATGGTCTCCCTGAGTACTTTCGCAGCCTTGTTGAAGTAGAGGTCGTACTCTGTGAAGTCCGCCAACTGCTGACTGGCTGCGGGGTCAGCGAACCGGATATCAACCTGGAGGTCGTTCTCAGTCTCGAACTCGTTGATGTAGCGAGCGTGCTCGGATGTCAGGGTCTTATTCTTGGCGTACTCAGCGAAGGCGAAGTAGGTGTCCAACTCCTCGACGTACATGACCCAGACCGACGCAAAATAGTGCGAGTAGCCTGAGTCGATCATGTTGATGATGACATTTCCCGAATGAAGCCACTCGTAGAGGAATGGGTACTCCTCGGGGCGATAAGTATTCCGCTCTTTAGAAAACTCCCTACAAACCAAACCAGCGTTAGAGGTGAAGAGGCCTAGAATCTCTTGGTCGTAGAGGTCAGGAGGAAGCGTGGCTTTCTGTTCTTCCAGCCATTTACGGCTGATGGTTGGGTTCGTGTGGGTGGGCATGTTGATCGACCAGAAAGCAGAAAACCTAATACTTTCAACATCTTGCCCGCGCTTATAGTAGTCCTCGAACCAATTATTTTCTGGGGATGAAATTAGGATCGTCCGGGAGTATGGAGCGTAGTCCGCAAGCATTGGCGATAAAATCTGTTCGTAGAGCTTCTTCGAGTACAATTTAGCTTCATCGAGTATCAGGAGAGACAGCGCCCGTCCCAACTTACTTTCCACGTTATCTTTTCCGGCGACACGAAGGCTGGAGCCGTTGCTCAGTTCTAACTCCATGTCTTTAGCGCGGTCTGCTATGATCTCTTCGCGACCCAGCAGATTTATGAGCAGGAGCCTGATCTTGTTGAAGATGATCTCACAGTTCTCGGTGGTCTTGGAGACGATGAGCACCTTAGCATTGGGAACCATCATCTCAGCAGCCCCAAGAATAGAGGCGATCTCTGATTTCCCGAATCTTCGACCCGCCGCGACCACAAGAACTTGGTAGCGGTACTCGAAATCAAGATTCAGCCCATGAGCAGCTCCAACTTCCAGCGTCTCTGAACTAGGAGGGATACGCTCCTCAAAAGCGTCGATGATCGGCCACTGTCCTTCGTGGGGCTCAAATTCCGCATCGGTTTCGTTGAGGATGTCGATGAAGGCGGGAACGGTTATCCGCCCCCGCATTTGCATGTACTCAATAATTTCTGGTTTTTTCCTGGTAACCTTTTTCTTACTTCTACTTCGGGTTCTAGCATCCATCAATTAAACCCCATCTTACTTAAAAAGATGGTCACTAGGGCTCCCAGCACAGTGGTCAGAATCAAGGTGATGAGCCAATTAAACTTCGACTCCACCTTGCCTATGTCCTGCTTCAAGCTCTCCTTCATCAAAGCCAGAGTTCCTTCTTCCGGCTGAGCGCACCTTTCGTGGTGCTCCTCCAACTTTTCTACTCGCTCTACGAGCTGCTCGATTTTGTAATTAAGGATTTCTTCGCTCATAGATAAGGCCTCCAATCAGGAAAATAGAGGCGGTTACGGAGAGAACGCTACCTGCGATGATCGGAGGCTTGCGGGTCAAGTAGTCATAGCTGAGGGTGACGAAGGCGAGGACTGCGGCTGATTCACTGAGTAGGATGCCTAGCGGCCAGTTCACGTATTTGCTTCTAAAAGCCAAACTGCAGGCACCCAGCGATGAAAACACGCCGAGCCAGAAGGAGATATCCCGCGCCATGTTGAAAGCACCAAAGCAGAGATCATTCGTAGCCGCCAAATCGACTGAGGCGAAACTGAGAAGTGAAAACTGAAAAAGCACTGCTGCCATGTAAAGCCTGAAAATGACGCCAGGCCTGTTGCCGAATATCTTGGCTAAAAAAGCATTCATTTAAGGACCCCGTAAAAGATATTGAAATTTGATTTCATATTCTAATATGAGGAAAATTGGCCCTTTTTTCCTAACTGTTCACAATTGTTTTTGGTTGGTGGGTCAATTCCACCATCTTCTCCAGGATCTGAACGTACTTCGACTCCTTCTTCTCCTCATCCTCAACAGTCTCTTTCCGGATCGCGTTGATGATGTCCACCGTGTCGGCTTTGGAGAGGCGGGCGTAGTCGTCAGTTTTTTCCGCTTCGTCAATTCTGGCGTTCAGGATTTTGGTCAGGATCTGCAGGCGGGTGGCCTTCATGAGATTTGCTGATTCGAGGACCAACTGGTTTACGTAGTCACGGAACTCCTGGCTTTCCTGCCACTTCTTGATGGCTCCAAGAGGAACCTTTGTTTCTCGGCTGATCTGGGCCTTAGAGAACCCAGACAAAGCCAGTAGTTGAGCAACTTTGTGCTTCTCGATGCTCCACAAAACATTCGGTACTGCTGAAGTTGAAAGCGGTGTTTCAAAATCCGCTAATTCGAAAGCGTCGGTGTCCTTCGGTACGATTGATTTGGTGCCGAGTATTTTATCTTCTTCCATTATTCCTCCTTGAAATAATCTTCGAGCATGTCTCTTAACTTATACATTTTGCTGTAGACGGTCTTAACCGGGAGTTGCAGGTCCTCGGCAATGATTTTCACTGGGATGTGGTCAGTGAGCATATCCAGAACTTTTTGGTTGCTTTCAGATAAACTCGACTTGAATTTTTCCATATCCATCCTGAAGATCAATTCATCGTAGACATCAACGCTTCCGTAGTTCAGTACCGTGTAGTACTCAATCAGTGCCCCAATCTCTTCATAGTCAGGATTCTTGCCTCTAAGCTTCTTCAGATCACGATCTAACTCTTTTCCCCTCCCCTCCATCCTGTAAAGGTTCTTGTTATCCTTCCTGACTTTTTCCGGCTTAATCTCGACCATCGCCATTCCTCTTCTCCCATTCACATCTGAATTGTTGAGGGTACACTCCCTCATTAAAAATTGTATCACACTTTCGTCATTTGTCAAGTGAATTTTTATTCATATGTGAATTATTTTCTTGACACCGAGCCTGACCTGATGTAACATCCTCTTCAAAGGGTGTATCGAGGGCTTTAGCGGGGCCTTTCGTTTCGCCCAAACAATTCATATCCGAATAGGAGATTTACCAAAATGCCTCTGTACGAGTACAAATGCAGCAAATGTAGTAAAACTAGGGAGGTTCGAGAAGCCTACGGCTTCGAGGGGTTCCAAATGTGCGCCTGTGGTAATTTCATGCACCGCGCCGTCTCTTCACCTACTTTTATCCTAAAGGGCTCTGGGTGGGCTAAAGATTTGTATGGAGGTGGGGAATGATAGCCAGTTGCAAATCCTCCTGCTGTCCTTACGATCCGTTCAAGGAGAACCATACGTGCTGCTTCTACTGCAAGTCGCAGTCCGAGTGCTCAACCGAATCGCCTGAAGTGGCCTGCATCAAGAATCCACGTAGGTGCTTCCAACTTGTTACTTATGAGGGTGAAGCGTAGGATCGAAGTAGGAGGTTCATAAAAATGCCAACATGCGCCCGGTGCCACTCCCAATTCAGCCACAAGGGGATCTACTCCAAGAAGTACAAATTGGACTTCTGCTGCCGATCCCATTTTGCCTCCTGGAAGTTTTTCAGGGAGAATTATTCAAGCCCAATCTTCAAGTGGCCTTGGAAGTAGAAATTAGGAGAATCACATGCTTTTCCAGGTTGAGATTGTGGACCCAACTACCCAGAAATCCAGCATTTTATTAATCGAAGCAGCCTCCAGCGAACAAGCTACCCGCTTAGTCGAGGAAGAGGTAATCGGGCTGGCAAAACCAAAAATAATCAGCAGGACTCCTTGGAAGTAGCCGAAATAACAAAAGAATCCAGTTCAATAATTGCAAGACTATTGCAGGAGGGCATTTCCAGTGCAGATTCAAGCAGACCCAGCAGCACTCCTCGGGCTCCTCCAGGCTCAGGCCGAGGTACACGCAGCAACATTAAAAATTCTCCAAGCGGCCATCGAAGCCCTCAGCCCCAACCGACCAGAGCCCCTGCTGATTGGCCTGAAACAAGCCTCTCTGAAAATAAACAAATCCGACCGCTGGCTGAAGGGAAAGCTGGAACTTGGCGAACTTACGGGGTGGAAGACTGGGCCAAGGGGAAGATGGCAGCTTGACCCGGTAATCCTCCTGGAGGAATTGAAGTCACTTCATCAAGCATCCAGGCAAGACCCCGTGCCTAAAAAAAGACGAAAAAGAATATTGACATGAATTTCAAAATGCCCTATCTTGCGACTCACCGAAGCGAGGTAGGGCATTTTTTGTTGATCAGGAATTCGGATTCAATTATTGACAGACTATTGCTAAGGAAAAATAAATGGCGTAAGTAGTTGAAATAGGGGTGTCGCCAAGCGGTAAGGCAACGGATTCTGATTCACAAATGAATTATTTGGTAAAACCGAATTAAGTAATAAAATCAGTCAGTTATCAAAAGGCCCTCTTGATTCAAGAGGGCCTTTGGTTTATCAACAGAAATGCCTCAAATCCTCTAACCAACCGATTTACAAAGACTTCCTTAAATCACATCCTGCATTTAAAATCACGTCTGAATTGATAACTAGCTAATCCATAAAATAAAAGTACCAAATCCAGCCACTTAACCAATATAGGGAACACTCGGGAAATCTCAATTATTGCTCAAATATTGCAGCGAAGGGCTTGACTTCCATTCACGTCTGAATTATATTTCAACCAAGGAGGAAAGCTCATGCGAGAAAAGGGTTCGATTTTTAAGGTGGTCCGGTGCTACGAATGTGGGTCCAGGAAGCGGTTCACAGATCCTCCTAAGAAGTTGCCTCCATGCAAGAAGTGCGGGAGCACCTCAAATGAAGCAGACAAATTCTGGAGCGTCTCCTACTCCTTCGAGGGGAAGCAAATTGCGGAGCAAATCAGCATCCACAAGAAACAGGCGGAAGACCGGCTCAACCAAGTCCTGGGCCAGATCGTAGACGACCGCTTCAAGTTGAACCAGAAGAAGGAAAAGCTCACCTGGGATCGAGCCGCAGAGCTTTACACCGCCTACCTCCAAGGCCTCTCCAACGAGGACACCCGCGCCTTCTACGTCCAGAGGTTGAACTGCAACCTGACTCCATTCTTCCGAGATTTCAGTTGGAAGTCGGACAAGCCACTCCCAAAGCAACTTGCAGACCGCCTCCCGGTCTATGTAGTGGACCTCCTGCCTCAGCACCTCCAATCCTACATGGTCTACTGCCGCGACGAGTTGAAACACTCAAACTCGACCGTGAACCGTGCCAGGTCAACCCTCATCAACATGATCAACTGCTTCGTGAAGTCCAAGATCGTAGCTCCGGATAACACGAGGTACCTGGAATATAATCAGCTTCAGGCGGTTTCTGCATGGCCTGAGAACGATTCTAGGGAGGACAAATTTTACACGGTGGGTGAATTGACGAGGCTATTTGAGGCTGCGGAGTTCGTAGATAAAAGGGCTTCGTTAATAATTGGATTTGGGGCGTTCGGAGGACTCAGGAGAAAAACCATCTGCTCATTAAAAAAGGAATACCTGAACCTCCAGGAAAACCTTCTAGCCATCCCCGCGAGCAAGAGGAAGCGTGGCGACTACACGCACTATCTGGACATGATCCCTCGGCTTAGGAGCCTACTGGATTCCTACTTGGAGGGGCTAACCAAGAAGGAACAGGAAAGCCCTTGGCTCTTTTGCGGCGAAACTAAAGAAGTGCCCATCTCCAGATCCTACTGGGACAACATTTTCCAGAAGGTCAAAAAGGAAGCGGGGCTCGAAGACAAGCGCTTCCACGATACCAAGCACTCAGCCGGGACCTTCTACTACCAAGCTACACAGGACATTAGGAAAACCGCAGATTTCCTCGATCACAGCGATATCAACATGAGCAGGAAGTACTCATTCGTGGATCGGGAACAGCGAAGGAAGGATGCTGATAAATTCGGAGAGAAGTTTTCTGATTTATAAAAGGAAAGCCCTTGGGGATGACCCAAGGGCTTTTTCTACAGCGCCAGCACCTCACAAAGAATCCCGCAGTCACCTACAATAGGCTTCTCATGTCTGCCCCGTTCCGGATCAAGCTCGTCCAGGTAAACACCTTTAATGCAGGAAGCCTGAACTAGCCGCTCCATCTTAGCCCGAGCCTCGAACACCTCCGGAAAATCAACTCGAATCTTGTTCCAATAGCCCATGCCTCCCTTCACGCACCCGATGCAATTGTTATTGCTGTAGCCGAGTTCATACATGATGGGCCTCTTGATACCACTGGCTGACAGCACCTTGTGGGCGTCCTCCTTCGTCATCTCGTGGTCAACCAGCGGGAAGACGTGCTCGTAGTCAGGCATGGTCTCATTCAGCCTCTCGCAGCGGTGCTTCTCGCCGTAATCCATCCCCCAGATATATCTGAGTTGAAAGTTTCGCTCGTAGTCGAGTTCCCATTCCTTCCGGACTCTTCGCTTGAGGAACTTGGTACAGGCCCCTCCTCCGGGACCATTGATATAACCACGCCCTCCGGACATTCGACAGGCATTCTCCACGTTCTTGTAAGGAGACTGTAGGATTTCGACCTCCTTACCAAACCACTGCTCGCACTCCTTCACAAAGCGCAGGGTGTCCGGATGCTGGTCGTCGATATGGGTGTAGATGATCCGGTCGATTTCGTCGATCATCAGTTTAGTTGCTACTGCGCTGGACACTCCTGCACTGAACCAAGCAACCGTAAATCGCGGTTGCTCTGCTCTGCTCTGCTCTGCTCTGCTCTGCTCTGCTCTGCTCTGCTCTGCTCTGCTCTGCTCTGCTCTGCTCTGCTCTGCTCTGCTCTGCTCTGCTCTGCTCTGCTCTGCTCATAGGACTCCTTTTCACATCTGAATAGGAAAAGGCGCAGGAATCCCTACGCCCTACCCAAATTAAACCACGCCGACTCCAACCTCAGCCGCTTCTTCAGCAACCTCAGCCGCCCAATCCTTCTTCTGAACAAACTTCTTACCAAGAAGGTAAGTGCTGCCTCTGGTCTGGATCACCTTGCCCTCTTTACGGTCCTTCGCAGGGGAAACAACCGGAGAAGTCGATATCTCGGTTCCATCGAAGAACCTCTTCAGCTTGTCGTCGTAGATCCGCGCCCAGATCACTCCGTTTTGATAAAGCCACCCCTCCAGCCTACCAGTAGGCACCGAATCCCACGCAGCGATTTCTTCTTCGGTCAACTCAAGGACATTCGCAAAATTTCTTGCGGACACCCTCTGGTAATCCGTCCCTCCATCCACCCCTATCTCCCCACACTTGCAGGAAATAAAATGGTGCCTGTATGTGGACTCGATGATGTCACCACAGAGGGCACATTTTGCTATATTTCTCAACTTGTCTCCTTTGTCTGAATTGTTCTCCGTGTAAAAACGCGGTAGGTTTCTGCTAATTTCTGGCAGTCCTTCAACAGCACCTCAAGTTCGGCTTCCCTTTTCCTCGTCAATTCCAGTTGAGCCTGTAACCGAGAGATAGTGAAGTCGCAGTTACAAAATAGGTCTCCGCTCACGCAACCCTCCGGTTCCATTTTGCGACTGCTTCTTCAACCGGCGTGTCTTCGGTAGGCTCTGTGTAGAAGGCCCAGTGCCCATGACACCCGTAGTCGGAGCAGCCCAAGCTGAAGTACTCGCCGTGGTGATCCTCTTCGATTTCAAGTTCTGCCTCACTTCCGCAGAAGGGGCAGGGGAGTAGTCTAAAATGGGAGGTCGTCATCATCTGCCTCCGTGAACACAGGTGGTGCAGGAGGCATAGGCACCTCAGAATTGTAACCCCACCAACCTGCAGGCTCGACGTCAGTAGCTTCAGTAGCAGCCACCACAACCTCCGGATGCTCCGCTGCATGAACCAAGCTCAAATCCTGTTCTCTAGCGAAAGTCAGAGCCGCTCCTTTGTACTGCAACCTACAAATTTGGTAGGCATACTCACCCAGGGCCACAAGCCCTACAACCAAACAGCGCTCCCCCTCCCAGTCAACCAGATCGCCTACTTTGCAGAGACCTCGGGTGACATAGCGGTACTCAGGCCGAAAGAGAATTGTGATTTCGTGCTCCTCGGCATAGGTCACTGTCCCGTTTTCGAGTCCAATGTTGTAGAGAGTGGAGGTCTCACTTGGGACTTTAAAAATGAGCCCTTCCTTGTTCAAGAAGTACTGCTTAATTTGAACCCTATCTCCAAGTTCAGGTTTCATCTAAACCTCCATGCCATAGTCAGGTCGGGAGAGGAAGGTCACTTCGTCGTAAGCGAACCAATCTATACAGCGCCCAAATATTGCGACGCAATAAGGCATCCTCTTGTCGGCAGAATCCAACTTAAACAGAACTCCCTTGCCCCGATGCGTTCGCACAAAATCCCCGACCTTCAGCAACTCGACCGCAGGCGCTTCATAATTAGCCATTTCAACCAACTCCAAAACCTCCCCGCTCACCCACCCAGAAATCTCATGCTTCTCGCTGAATACCCTGTAGGGGCACCCCACATCCTCCTCAGCTACCGCGACTACGATTGCCAGGAGGCCATCCCACATCACCTTGTCGCCTTCTTTTAACGAAAGGCCCTTCTTCGTAAAACTTGACATTTAAATCTCCTTTTCAATTCACATCTGAATTTACTTGTGCACCAAGAAACTTCGCAACTCTAGCTTCCCAAGAGGCTGCCTTCTCGTAATCACGCCAAGAAGCCCAACAAACCGGAGCCGCTTCTCGCACCAACTCGGTCAACTCATCAATCATCTGGTCCTTCCTGATCATCTCACAGGCACCGGTAGAAGATTGCAGACGAGCAACTTGATCTCTTAGAAGCCTATTCTCCTCCACCAGTCTTGAGATCTCCCTACCCTGAAAAGCAGAGTATTCACCCAGCCTCCCGATCTCGCACAGGAGGCACTCGGAGTAGATGTCGTTGTGGTTCTCGTTTTCCTCACAAACACAGTCAGTCCAACTCATCTTGACACCTCCCCACACTCAATCACCTCGAACTTACCTCCTGCCTCCGCTTCAGCCGCTTCCAGACTGCTAAAAACAGGCATCATCCCGAGCATCCCGTCGCGCCAAGAGAGCGGAATTGATAACTCCTCTCCACTGATCTTAGCGAGCACCGATTTGTGCAGGGCGCCTACTGCGTAGAACTTTTGGTTGGTCATCCTCATGGGGTCACTCAGATAAGCTTCATAGTAGGCACAGTACTGCTCGACCTCTCGGTCCAGCCTCTCGAACTCATTGAGTTCATCCTGCAACATCCCGATTAACTTCTGAATCACACATGCAGGAATTGATACCCACCTATCTCCTTGTAGGAGATCCACTGTACCAAGCTCCCAATGCCCTGAAACCCGGATGTTATATCGAGGGTCAGCCTCAAATGTGATTAAGTGGTTCATCAAACCCTCCTCGCCGCTTTCGCAGCCCCACCCTGAGCCTTCACCCATGACGACAAAATTCTCTTAGCATCAAGAGAAGCCAAATCCCCTTCCAACTTCAAGTGGTGCTCATCACACAGACAGGCCCACTCTTTGCCGTCTTTAGAAAACTGCGGGTTGATCCCTATCTCTAGGCAATCGACCCAAGTACATTTGCTCACTTCTGTGCCTCCTGCTCTTTCTCATAACCCAGCGTGTTGGTATAACTCGCTACGCACACAGCATTTATCACGAGGCACACTAGCATCAACAAGGCAAGGATGTACGCGCCGTTAAGAAGATCCTCACAAAACACCGCAGTACATAAAGCGAACGCACAGTAAGACCAAGCCAATCCAAATCTCACAAGCCAAATCATTTCTTCACTGCCTCCTTCACCGGGTCGATCTCAGCGATGTACTGCTCCAGCTTCAATCTCAGCAGTTTTGCAGCGTCGGTCGGCATCTTCTGTGCCTCGGAAGCAAACTCGGACTTTGCCAACTTCGGTAGCAGGTAAATCACAGCAACTTCCTTTTGCGTTGGGATTGCTAATGCTCCTGCACAGGAGAAGAGGGATGCTCCGATCAAAGCAGCATAGACCTTCTTGACATCCCCCGTGGACTGCACTTCATGTAGCACAAGAGGCAGAAACACTAGGGCTATGACGCTGAGTACCCCCAAAAATATTCCGAGGAAGCAGAACACTTCATGCAGACTATCCAACCTCGTGAACAAATAAACGTGATACCATTCCATTTTTAATCTCCTTTGTTTTAAATTTCCCCACAGCCTCTCTCAAAAACCTCGAAGCCGAAGTGGGAACCCAAAAGGTTGTCCTCAGCAGATTCACAAGCTTCCTCGAAAAAATCAAAAGTAGCCAGTTCTCCATCTTCTTGGGTCATCGGCGTGATGCCTCCGTTTTGGCAGTGGGGCATCACGAAGTAGGGTTTTAACATTTAGGTCTCCTAATCCACATATTTCACGAACTTAATCTTCTCGATGTACGCCTCTGCTTCTTCTAACGTTTGGTGGGTGTTGCTACTCGGCATGTGCCAAGACCCAAGCCACCATATCTTCTGCTGTACCTCGTACCCCGCCCAGCGGTCCTTCACGATTCGGTACATAGTTCTGAACAGGGACCACATCTACTCACCTCCCTTAATCATGTAGTCCCAAAGCGTCTTACCAAAATCCACAACCTCTTCCCGATCCTTCCAGGCAGCATGAACCACGAACGCTAGAATCCAAACTGGCAAAGTCAACAGGAATCCGAAAGCGGTTAGTCGCAGTTGAACCGGGTGCTTGACCCAGTAGGGCTTAAGGCTCATCCTTTTCCTCCTCCACAATAACCGCGCTGATGTCATCGAGACGCAGGTACAAAGGGGCGGGGCTGATGCCTTCCCAACTCAACGCGGAGATCGTGTTGTCAGACCTCTTCGTGACGGTAAAATCTTCGCAGGTAAAATTCAGAACCTGGCCTGATCGTAGGTGAAGCACTACTTTTGACATTTCATTCTCCTTAATTTACCGGTACCAGAACTACACACCTCGGATGGTTGGCCTTCATTTCTTCCCACTCTTCCTCCTCCAAGCAGCAATCGCTCGCTGTCCAGTCTAGGGAGTAAACATCCCCACTGTAGGTGCTGTCCGGGATGTAAATGGCGTTCGGGTCAGTTACGGACAAAGGGCTGTAGCCGTTGCCCTCTGCATCTCTCTGCAGGATGATCTCCGCGTCCTGTGGCATGTCCTTAAGTTCCGCGATCAACTCTTTAACGGTCAAAACGGTCTCCTTAATTCAGATGTGAATTTGTGTGGCAAAGTTCCAGACAAGATTGCATTTCCGCAGGTTATCCTCCCGGCGTCCTCATCATGGCTCGCGATGAACGTCAGCACATCGAAGCCAACCTTCTTCAGAGCCTTAGCGTGATGCTGGTACGGGTAGGGCGTGGTGTAGTCACCCAAGGTCCGGATTCCGTTTTCCTCAGCAACAACCGTCTTGTGCATCGGGGTCAGCTTGCAGACGAACCACCTGGGGTCAAAGAGGTCCCTCAGTTTCACCGCGTCGATCTCGTAACCAGCTACCGCGAAATTCAAGGTGATCTTGCGGCCCCACGGACGATCAAGCGACCGACCAATTTCAGCTACTTCCTCCAGCGACAAAGCATTTCCCCCAAACATCTTCTCCCGCTCTTCTTCACAAGTAGAGTTCACCGAAATCTGGAGCCCTGCTTCTCCACGGAAATCGTAGTTCTTGATCTCCATCCACTCAGCCAAGAAAGCCCCCAACTCGCGGTTGTGCCGAGGCATCATCGTGGAGATCACCGGATGAACCAGTGACCTACCAACAAAAGGCCTGACTTCCAGACGGATGTTCCGAGCAAAATCCAAAACATTCGAATTCCACGTAGGCTCACCCATCCGAGCGAAGTGGACGTTCAAGCGCTTGGTGGCAGTTATCTCCGGGTGCAAGGCTAGTCCACCAAGAACCTGCTCTCGGAGATCCGCGTAGGTGCAATTTATTCCAGGACCTACCTTCGGTACGTCGCAGAAGGTGCATCCCATCGAGCAGCCATACTGAGTCGAGATCGTAATGACCCACTTCTCGGAGAGTGGTAAAAGCGGGGTTTCATCCGCAACTGCCTTGTTCTGATTCAGGTTCACGTCCTTGCCATAGTCAGCAATAGACAGGAATTCAAGCAAGCCTTTCGACCCTTCACCCACCAAAATATTACCAGTAGGTACCCACAGGTTCTGCGTTAGCTTCATTAAGCCTCCCTTCAAAAAATTGAGGCCTCTCCCGTTAGCGGCGGGCAGACCTCTTGATGAATTGCATCTTAATTCACTTCTGAATGTTTGTCAAGAGAAAAATTCGGATGTGAATGCACTGCGTGAATTTAAAGCGGCCTAACATAAAATAAAATTTACATTTCAGGTAGGTTTTGTAAATTTTATTTTTACGTTACTGGGCACGCAGGGTTTCTTTAGGTCCGTGAGCCGGACCACAAGCATCCTCCCCTCAGGTCCCTGAGCCAGACCACAAGCATCCTCAATTCCTCCTGCGAAGCAAGCCAACCTGAGGAAACCTGTGGTTCTCCAGAGGCCAGTCCTCCGGATATACTTTGTCAGAATTATTTTCCAAAATTTTAGCAAACGCAAATCCAACCTCCGATCCAAATCCCACATTCCCTAACGTATCATATATGAAGCATTAAGGGTCAAATCTAGGCTTAACGTATCATATATGAAGCATTAAGGTACAAGAGGGGAGGGGCGCTGTTCAGATTTGTGCTGCGTTCAGTTTTTATGAACAGTCCAGAAATCTGAACAGGAAGCCATCATGCAGCCCTTTTGCTCCCAGAATTCCGCTTTTCGGTCAGATTCAGGTACTTTTTGGACTCCCTCCATCCGAATTCATCAGCCTCGACACAGCAAGCATCTCTATCCTGGTCGTGTTGGAGCGCGTGGCAGTACTCGTGCCCGAGGGTCTTGAGCAGATCAGGAAGTTGGCGCCTCTCCTTCGAGGAGCCAAGGGCAATCCTGATCCAGACGTTAAGGTTCTTGGTCTTCACATAGTAGCAACGACCGTACGCCAGCTTGCCAATGGAGTTCCTGGGAAGAAATTCGATGCTGATTTGGTTGGTCTGGCTGAGGGGGAACTTCTGGAGGAGGTGCTGGGCGAATTGGGTAGCTTCCTGGGGAGTGGCTGGGTGATTCAGGAATATTGTCTTCATTTTGTTGGCTCCTTTGTTTTGTTTGGTCTAAGTTGAACCACAGGCTCATCTAGTTCAGACCACAGGCTCATCTAGTTCAGACCACAGGTACCAGTCAGGATTACTGCGAAGCATTTTTACCTGAGGAAACCTGTGGGGATTAAGTGGAAACCCCTGGAACAGTGCGAAGCAGGAGGGGTAGGGTCACGACTGAGCCTTCCTCTGCTCCCACCTTAGCTTGGCACCCTGGCTTATCTTCGCCTTCGTCTCCTCAGTCTGAGTAAACCCCTTTGCTCTCGGGGCTGGTCTCTGTTTCCTGAGGTCGGACAGGAGCTTCCTTGTTTCTTCGGAAAAAACCTTTTGGCATCCGCAGTTATGAGTGCGGTCATTCAGTAGGGAGTACTGCTGGATCTCCTTCTGGGTTCCACAGACACACCTACAGGTCCAGTACTTGAGACCTTTGCCCTTCATGATAGGTCCTTTTGTAACTGTCCAGGAATGGAATGTATCTCCTAATTTAACTCGTTCCATATTTAGGCTCCTCCTTTGTTTGCCTAGATTAGACCTTAACACTTTACTCGCTACGTGTCAAGCTAAAAGTATGTACATCTGAATTTTACTTCGTAGCGTGTGAGTGAATGGGTAAGGGCGCCTGGCTCTCATTAGAACTTTCACCCCACCCCCACTGGGTGAGGACGTAGCTGATCCCTAGGGTGTGACCTAGGGCATGTCGTAGGGTGTGACCTAGGGCATGTCGTAGGGTGTGACCTAGGGCATGTCGTAGGGTGTGACCTAGGGCATGTCGTAGGGTGTGACCTAGGGCATGTCGTAGGGTGTGACTTAGGGCATGTCGTAGGGTGTGACTTAGGGCATGTCGTAGGGTGTGACCTAATAAGTACTTGCTATTACACAACAATAATTATTTTAAAATAAATGTGAAAAATAGTATTGACTTGAAACAAGGTAGATGTTATACCTATATCAACATAAACGAGCGGCTTACCTGGAGCACTACTAATCACGGTGCCTAGCACCAATAACCGGCCATAGGCCAAAGGGGTATATCATGAAAAAGCAAACTTTAATCATTGGTTCCAAAGCACAAGCTGCAGTTATGAAAAACGTACATGCGGAATGCCGGTCCTACGCTTCACAGCAGGCGCAGCTCAAAAACCAGATGGATACCATCGACGAGCATTTCGGCGCACCTGAGAAAGTCACCGGCTACACACACATTGTGTGGGCTGTCATGGTTCAGGCTGGCGCCGATGTCCCTAGCAGGAAATACACCGACGCTATAAACGACAAGGGCGAGTGTGGCAAGTACTTGAAACGCCTTGCTGACTTCATCAGGAACAGCGGTGACACTGCCGAGCCCAAAGAGTTTAACATTGACTCCTACGTCAAGGCCGTCATGACGAAATGCGCCGGTAACGACGGTCTCTTCGCAGCTCTCGAAAAGGCCATGAAAGCTGCCAAAAAGGCCGTTGCCTAGAGCTTTAAGCCCCTTGCATACCTTGCAAGGGGCTTTCGCTGTAGCTGCTAGGCATTAACCCTAGCAGCTACAGCGAAAGCCCTTTACATCATTTCCCCGCTCATTGAGATTATTGAGGCGTGACACATAACAGCCTAGCATCCTGTTATGTGGCGCAAGTAATGCCGCGCATTACGGCATGAAACTTTAGAACCTACTACCTATCGCCGGTGGGTTCACCACAAGATTAAGCGCGTTCATTCTCTGACTTGTACCAATTCAAAGGATAGTAGACATGAGACCCTATAGATAGGAGTCTACCCGACGATACAAGGTAAAAGAATGGAAAGGCGGAATATCCCCTTATAACTGTGAAGTTAGAAGCGGGGGAGGTGATACCACGCACCTGAATGTAAAGACCCTGTTAAACGCCAGATACGGCGCTTGCTATACAGTGTACCGGATAGGAAAGGTATGAGACAAGTGGCGACACTGGTAGTCATTAGATTAAAGAAAACAAATGTGAAGTTCACATTTTCTGAAAAGTGAATTCTCACATTTTGAGGCAAAGCGGGGTAACTCTGAAGCAAAGGAGTTACCCCGCTCTATTTAGAAAATATGAATTCTCACATTTACTCCAGGATGTGTTACAAAATGGAACAAATAAAAGTGAGATTTCATATTTTCTAAACTCTGCGAACGGATGTTTGCAGTTTTTAGATAGGGCACCAGACAACGACAAAAGGAGGCAACAAAATGTTTCTTGCAATCACTTGGAACAAAAAGCATGATTACGGTCACACCTCGCGCCTAATTGATTCTCCATCACATCCCGCAGCAAAAGGAGCGGATCAGGTTTATCTGGTTAAGACAAAGGGTTATCGCCCTGGACTCTACAGCACCAAAGCGCAAATACTGTCGCACGTAACCAAAGCATAAGGAGGCAACAAATGAAGTTCAAACATGCAAGCGATTACACTAAAGGCGTGATTGGTGGGGCATTTCTAGAAGCTACCATTAATGGAGTAGACTTGACTATCGCTCGCCGCGACGGGCGCTACCTGGCTTTGCGGGGGATGTTGCAATTAGGCTACTTCCCCAGTGTCGATGAGGCTAAGGGCGCTTTGCTGGCATCCCTAAAGCAAATAAATCCCGCTTCGCGCAACGTATATCCTTTTTGATCTAGGAAAGGAAACGCGTTGGAACTTGGGGAAACGGCCTAATTGAACCGCAACGCTCCTCAAGTTGTCCTCAGTGTAAAAAGCTTCGCTGGAAACCTGATGAAAATTGAATAATCCTGATTCCAAACCAATTCAAACCGCAGGTTTCCTCAGTGTAAAAAGCTTCGCTGGAAAATTGAATAATCCTGATTCCAAACCAATTCAAACCGCAGGTTTCCTCAGTGTAAAAAGCTTCGCTGGAAAATTGAGGAACCTGCGTTTCGACTTAACCTAACCCGCAGGTTTCCTCAGTGTAAAAAGCTTCGCTGGAAACCTGACCATTTCCTGCAGCCATTCCAGGTCGCGACAATTTTTATGCAGAAATGCATAATTTAACATTCGCCCATCAAAACTCAAAGAAATGTGGATTTTCACATTCCACTAAGAACTCATATCCGAATTAAAATGCTTGACTGAATTCTCTAAATGCCCTATAAACGCCAAGACAAAGGTTTCCAAAAGGTTTCCACCACTACCCCTAACCGCCCATTTCGGAAATCGCCCATAATTACAAAGGAGATCCAAATGCCCACCAAAATTGAAATCAAATTGCCCCACAGGACTTCCAGACACTTATTCCCTGAAATCGTGTGCAAAGACGGGTTTATGTTTAGTGCTCAAGCTAGCGACTGGCATTATTGCTGCCCCAAAACTTTGGACTTTTTCAAGCTCTCTTGCTATAGCGAGGTGGAAGTTGGCTTCCCCAGTCAACCGGAAGAACTCCTCTTGCCCTTTCAAGCTGGCGAAGGCTCGAACGTGTTTGGATACGTCCCTCTGGAAGTTGTCCGGGAGATTATCCGGAAGCACGGAGGGACGTTATGAGACTGCCTGCTGTTTGGCTTCTGATGGTTATAGCTACCGCTGTTTGGCTGCGGTGGTTTTGAAATATGAGATTTCACATTTTTATGAATTGACCGCAGGTTTCATCAGGTTACCTGCTTCGCTGGAAAATTGAGGTTGCTTGTGGTTTCAACCCTAAAAGGAGAAATAAAATGATTGCTAGAATCTACGCATACCCTTATCCACTAGTAGGTGAATCCCACTTGTTCATTAAAATGAAAGGTGAGCGCCACGCTATATTCTGCCGACTGGAAGCACTCAAACAAGATTATCCGAATATGGTTTTCACCGCAGACGTTGATTTTCCTAATTGGTACTGAAGGAACCTGCTGTTTAACATATCAACCAAAAAAGGAGAAAAGTAAAATGTGCGAATTCTTTAGCTGCATCTCGAACGGACAGGGTAACATCTGGTATTTCGATTGGAAACTCAGAAAGAAGTGCCTTTCGGGCGAACTTGATTACGAGCCCGACTCTCACTCATCCATAGCTGATTACTTCGGCTTCAGAGGAGACAAAGAGGACCGGATGAACAAATACGAGTTCAATCCTCTCACCGGAAAATTCACCATTGATCAAATCAACGGAAAGGATGACTCGGAAGTCGTAGAGAGAAAACTCCGGAAAATCGACTTTATAACGATTGTTCCCTCCTTGCGAATCAAGGAGATCTTTCACCCGTTTAATCAAATTCCTGTCGCTCCTGAAGTGACGCCCGAGATGGTCGAGTTACTGAAGCTGTGGGACTCGGTGCGGGCCTCGGTGCGGGACTCGGTGCGGGCCTCGGTGCGGGACTCGGTGCGGGCCTCGGTGCGGGCCTCGGTGCGGGCCTCGGTGCGGGCCTCGGTGCGGGCCTCGGTGCGGGCCTCGGTGGGGGACTCGGTGGGGGACTCGGTGGGGGACTCGGTGGGGGACTCGGTGTGGGCCTACACTGCCTCGTTCTTCCCCGAAATAACCGAATGGAAATATGCTGAAAAACTAGGCCCTAACCCTTGGGAACCTTGCCAGAAGTTGTGGGAGATGGGAGTTGTGCCTGGTTTCGACGGCAAGACTTGGAGGCTTCACGCTGGAGAAAAGGCTGAGGTTATTTACGAGTGGGCGCCTGGGCAGGAAAAATGAAACTTCACATTTAGGGGAGGACTAAAAAATGAGTACATGCCGAGCGCACGAAGAAGTAAAGTTGCTTCTTGAAATAGCCCACACAGCGAGTGTAAATCCAGGGCAGGGCGGTGTCATGCTCCTAGCACAGATGCAGGCAAGGCACTTGATAATGTACCACTGCAACTGCCGTGCCTGCGAGGAGTTGTACGCTAAAACGGGAGGAGGCACAAAATGAAATATGTAAAAATCCCGCTTTACAGAATCGTACCTGCACCACTTACCGGGATCGGCTGGGTAGCTGTCGAGAAGTGGAATATGGAGTCGGGAAGGTACGAGCGCTTGAGTGCCTTCCGCTCCAAGGAATTGGCCGAGGAATTTATCGAGAGGGAGGACTAAAAAATGTCCATCATCTGCGAAGTCAAACTAAAATCAGGCAAAACAAGAAGGATCAAAACGACTTGGGATTGGTACATGAACTACGGCTACCCTTACACCGTGGCTATTTTCATGCCCTGAAGTATTCAGAAGTGAATTTTGATGGAAAAGTGAATTCTCACATTTTAACCTAAAGGAGCCTCAAAATGAAAAATCAAAAGGTTTTCGTCGCAGGAACCGGAGTAGGAACCTGCCTTGAAGAAGTAGCGGATATGGTTCTGGTGCAGTTTAACGATGGATTGGCTTGGGTCGATCTTCGGAGCGAGAGAGTGGAGGTGGTTTCGTGAACTACGTTTCCACCACCGTTTTAAAACAAAGGGCACAACTCGCAGCCAAAAGAGACGAAGAAACGATCATTGGACAAATCCTGGTTTTGATGGTTGTGATTAGCGCGATTGTTCTGGGATTCTCGATGCTGTAGGAAAGTGAAATCTCACATTTTAGGGAGGACAGGATGAACAGACCGCGGCTTTACATCGACTTCATATTCTCCAGGAAGTACCCGTGGAGCAATAAACTTTTCCGCGAAAGGCAATCGTACCCAGTCAAAACGGCTTGGGCTGAAGTCATGAAGGATTGGGCTAGTAAAGAGGATATCCTCAGGCCTATCAGGAGGCAATGGCGAACCTTCACCGACCTCGGAGGCTACCCAATGTTCTACTTCACCAAGGACAACGGCGTGCTGTGCCCGGACTGCGCTAACAAAAATCTGAAGCTCACGCTTGGCGACGATCCACAGTGGAAAATCGTGGACGCCGATATCAATTACGAGGATCACTCTTTGTGCTGCGATAATTGCAGCGGGACGATTGAGGCCGCTTACGGCGAGCCTGAGGAGGAGAACACAGATGAGTAAAGTAATCGAAGCAATCCAAAAATGTGACCCCATCACCGAAGAGAGCTTCCACGAGTTCTGTGTGGAACTTCATCGGATCGACAAGTTGTACCACTTCGAGGACAACCCGTTTGATATCACCAGCATAAAAGGGGAACGGGTCTTCACCGACGAAGAGGCTGATGCTCTGTCGTTATTTCTGAAAGATGCCTGGAGCAAGATCAAAGACCCAATGCAGCATGTGCTCGATGCAGCCAATTTGGAGGACTAAGCCATGACCCAATTCCGACTAACAAGACCTGATTGCTACGAACCCGGATGTCCCGGACACAAAGATCCTTCCGCGAGACAAGGTTACTACATCGACGCTGCCTCAGAGGAAGAGGCATTACTTAGGATGAAGCAGAGGTTCCCGGAGGATAAGGGATTTGATGTCCAGGTTTGGAAAGGATGAATTCAGAAGTGAGATTTCACATTTAAAGGGAGGAGGCACCTCATGTTAAAAGGACGCCAACGCAAGCTCGAAACGGAATTCACCTTCGCCGGATTCAATTTCCCTAAATACCTGAGCGAGTTACCAAAGGGCTCCAAGAAGCAGTGCCAGGAACGATACAAGCACACCGGAGGCTACTACTCGGCGCCTACGCCCAATGCCAATGGATTCTTCTGCTACCTCGATAGCGACTTTGCAAATCCCATCCACCGCTGGAAGTGGTGTGACGAGGTAAGCGATGCCTCCATTAGTCACACCGGCTGGTACACCAACGAGTACGGCGACAGCGCTAAGATCCGGGGAATCGTAATCCGGCTGAACCACGACAGAGGTTTTATCGTGGGCTGGTCGATGGGCTGGTCGATGGGTGAAGGCATGGCTACCTCCGTGGAGACGGACCACATTTACGACGACGAAGTTAGTGCGGCCTACGCTGCCGATTCCTTGGCAGAAGATGCTGCTGAGAAGGAGCGGGAGTACCAAGAGGAGCAAGAACGCCTCCAGGATGAAGAGGACGAACGCGAAGAGGCTTGCCTGGGCGGCGACGAGGAAGAGACGCTCGGCTACTAAAGTGAAATCTCACATTTTTGGAGGAGGCACGAAATGAACATCCCATCCATCAAAACGATCAAAACCCGGCTCACCGGGCTCGACAAGGTAGGTGACCCGGACGAACTGGCGAAGCAAATCAGGAAGGAGTTGGAGGTGCTGAGGCACTACCCGCAGTTCGATGGGCCTCCTTACGACCCGCTCCTGAAGTGCTTCCAGAAGCTCGACAAGCTCCTGAACACCCACGGCGTCGATTACATCCGACGTAAGGATGATGGCATGTACCGCGTCAACGGCATCGAGTACCTGAACACCGGGGACACCTACATTCCGACCATCTGCTACAACCACGCAACCGGGACGATCCAGATTTGCTCCTGGGGAGATATTGTGGAGCGCAACATGACCGCTTACGAGTAAAGGAGGTAGAAAATGACCTACGACGGCAAGCAACCGGGATTTTGGGATTTCTTCGAGGCCTACGTTACCTGCGCCTTCTGGAGCACCTATGCCGACGATGAAGCAGGCCGAGGGGAGTTCCTAGACACCAGTTTCACACCAATGGACCTTGCACCTGAAGCGCTCCAGCAAATGCAAGAGGACTGCTCCAAATTTCTGGAGGAGAACTCCGGAGACATCGGCTTGGATTTCACCCGACAAGGACACGACTTCTGGCTCACCAGGAATGGACACGGTTGTGGTTTCTGGGATGGAGGTTGGGAGAAGGAAGCTGGTAAGAGGCTGACAGCTTCATCAAAACGATTCGGGGAAGTGGATCTTTATGTCGGAGACGACGGGAAAATCTATCAGGGATAGGAGGTTGAGATGGAAAACATACCGAGTTACTCAATGCAGCGAGCGCTTCTGTGCGCCGACCACATCAGCAAAGCCATGGTCCTGGCTCAATCCATCTCGGATGAAGGATTTGAGATCCTGATGAACCAACTTTTGGTCCTGAACGTATTCAGCTCTGACCAGAACGAGGTGGTTATTGTCCGGAGCTTCGCTCAGGAAGCCAGGGACGACATGGAAAGGGAGGACTAAAAATGATCGGTTACGAGCGAATTAGTAAAAAGGATTTCTACGCCAAAGGCGGGTTCTCCAACTCCCGCGGCGTTAGGGTGGAGCGTGGCAGTAGTTGGGCTTATTTCTGGAGGCACCAATGACCATCGAATGCGTCCTATGTGACAAGCATTTTCGCCAAACAATAAAAAATCCAGGCTGCATTTGTCCGGAGTGTCTGCTAGAGCAGGTTAACCAGGAAAGTGAGAATTCACATTTCTGAAAACAAGGAGGCAACAAAATGAACGCTAATAACGAGAACGCAAGGAACCAGGCCCGAGCGCAGTTTGAATCCATTAAAGAAATGGTGGCTGCTTTGGCCTTGGATTGGGATCGGCTGGAGGAGTTGAGGGAGGAGCGCAGCGAGATTCAGTCCGCAGTTGCTAGTGCTTACCAGGACCTCGAAGACAAGGAGAAGGAGTTCGGAGACAAACTCTTCCCTCACGAGGAATCCTGTGCCACTCAGCAGGATTGGGAAGGGGTGGAGCCGAACTGCAACTGCGAACTTGGAAGCCTCCGCGAGGATCTGGAAGATGCTGAAGATCGGCTTTCGGAATGGCTCGCAGAAAACGAGGAGGAGTTGAAAGAACTCGAAGCCTCCGCAGGCGAATGCAAAGACGCCGACGAAGCAAGAGAGCGTATCCAGGAAGATGCCCTCTCGGTCCAGGTCCGTTCCGATTGGCACGACCTAGGTTCCGAAGGCAATGAAGCTACCGAGTTCCAGATTCTGCTTTGCACCGGAGGACCTGCGGTTAAGATCGAGGGGGAGTTGGGGCAATATGGCGAACCCGAATCCGCCGAGATTTACTACCAAGATTGGTTCACGAAGTGGGAACCGCTCACGCTGGACCACGAGGAGCAGGAGGTCGTCCTTGAGTACTGCCGCTGCTTCTACTTCGGGGAGTAGTTTGGAAGAGGGAGGCTCCTTCGGGAGCCTTCCAGGAAAAGTGAGATTTCACATTTAAAGGAGGATGGTATGAAAGTCCGCGAGGAAATAGCCAAGTATGCATCCAAGGAGGATAAGCCCTGCTTGAACTGGCTTCTGGATAAATGGCACATGTCCTCGGAGTGGTGCTCCAGAATCCTGGTTACCTGCCGCATGGAGAAGGATGGCCTTATGTCGTACCAATCCCACAGGGTGTGGGCGCCAACAACTGCGGGCAGGATTCTTTTCGAGAACAGAGACAAGCTGGAGGTGGCAAAATGATCCGTCAAATCAAAGCCACCCTCACAATCTTCAGCGCTGTAGTGGACGCCAAGGGCAACCGAGATTGGGCCTTTACTTGGACCGAGTTAGCTTCCTATAGGCATGTTAGTGGGGCAACGAGTTGCAGTAACCTCCACCTGATTTACCAGGAGTTGGACTTAGAAGCATCGGAGGTCTTGGTTGAGCATCGGAAAATGGGAATCCAAAACTTCAATCACATGATTAGGAATTGGCCTTACGCTGGCTGCAGGCAAGACGACCTCGCTGCTTGGATCAGGAAGGAATTGGAAAAGGAGGAATAAATGCACAACCTAAAATTTCTAGGCGATGATCTCGAAGTTCGGATATGGGTGAACGGCGAATTCATCGAGGCAATCTCCCTTGAGTGGGAGGAGGACCAGGTGCTTTATCCGGAAGGCTGGGGTGATGGGCTGGTTCTGGTCGAGGTTCCAGTAACGCTCCACGAAATGCTTGGTCGTGACCTTGCCTGTCACATCACCGATTGCATCTTCTACTGGACCAACGAGGATGGAGGAGTTTTGGATCATGAGATGGAATTGGATGTGAGGGACTGCGAGGCATACGGCTACTTGACTGATTCAGGATTGAAAATTACGTGGGCCGTAAGGCCGAGGGAGGAGAGATGAGCATCTTCAATCAAACCATGAACCTAATCACGTTAACCGGAATGTTCGCCGCTTTTATTTTGATGGCGGCTGGGAGGATGAGATGAGCGGATTTACGAAAGGACCTTGGGTAATCCGAGACGGTGGACTTGGTATGCTGGAGATTGTACCTTCTTACGACCGACGAGGACCCCACGAAAGACCGGGACTCCCGGTGGCTGTAATCTACAACTGCCACAACAGGACTATCAGAGAGGACGCGGCTTTGGTCTCAGCGGCTCCTGAACTCTTTGAAGCTCTGGAAGATGCACAGCAAGCGTTGGCTCATGCGTTGTCAGTCACTGCAGGTATCGTGCAGCCATCAACTCGAATTGCTCTGGAATTTGCCGAGAGCAAAGCCAGCGAAGCAATCCGAAAAGCCAAGGAGGTCTCGAAATGATCCAAATCCTAACCACTTTTTACTTCGTCGTCATAGCAGCTACCACCTGGGCAATTTGGAAAGTGTGCCAGGATTAAAGGAGAGGGAAATGAAACCTGTAACCGGAGTAACAAATCTCAACGAATCCGCAGGTGAATGGTTCTGGGCCTGCACCAACGACGGCATCGAGCTTGCTTACGAGGAATCCAGAATTGATCTCATGAGACAATTTGTGGACGAGCATCAGGAGGATGAGGAGTACGTTATTGACGGCGAGTACCAAGAGGATGACTTGATTTCCGACGCCGAGGAGCACGCTGACAAGGAAATGGGGAACTGGGAATCTGACTGCATGATCCTGGTGGGTGCCTGGAAGCGGGCTAACCCGGAGGCAGGGCTGCTGGAGTACCCGACCTACAAGCCCGACGAAACCGGAGATTGGGCTGGGATCTACCGCAGAGATAGTGGGAGTATCCTGCAAGTCGTCTGGAGCAAGTGGGCACTGCAGGGAGCTTGGTGCTCACCCTGCTACCCGAACCAAGTCGATCTGGATTCTGACGGCGGGGTCTGGGGCTACTGCTTGCCTGCTGATGAACTTAGGGAGGAGTGGGTTGCTGAATGCCTGGAGCAAGGCCGCGTGATTACTTTGGTCGAGGACGTGGAGGAAATGGGGATGAAGGAAACGAACGAGGATGCCCTACAAAGGCCAAACTAAAATTCACGTATACATTCCCATTCACTTGTGCTATAACTGCCATTTAAAGTGGTAAGGCGTTCGAAATTCAAGTAAAAGGAGAGGACGAGATGAACAAACATTGCGCTTACGTAGAAATACTCGGGGATTCTGGCTCATACAACCAGTTCCCGTTCAAAGGGGAGTTTCACATTTCGAGCATTGAGCAGATCAAATCCTACATGAAGGGACTGGCGGAAGCCGAAGGACTCAAAAGCTACCAGGTCGTGATCGACGGCGAGGTTTACCTCTCAACAGGGGAGGTCTCTGAATGAACCTCGATCCTGAACAACTCAGGATTTTGGTTGAACTCTTGCAGGCTTGTTTAAACAACGGATAGGAGGGGCCAATGCGAGCGACCTACACGAAAAGCGGAGACAACTTCTTCCCGGTCATAGTCTACGACGATGGGCGCCGGGAGACAATCTGGGGTGATCCTCTGGTGAACAGGAAGACCGCTGTAAAATTCGCGGATCTGGAAATAAGAGACAGGAGACCTAAAAAATGAAAACTCACATAATCGAGCAAGCCAACATTGAGTTGCCTGTGGCTGCTCACAAAACGGTGGTCTACATCCCCACCGAGGACTATCCTTGGATAGCGACGACCAACCGCACCTTAGTGGGGCGCCCGGAAAATCAGGATTGCGATGAAGCAAGAGCCAAGTTGATTGCTCTGGTCCTGAACAACCACGAGGAACTCGTAGAAGCACTAAAAGCCTGCGCTGAACAAGTCA